GGAAAATTCCATTACTAACGAAACTGCGGTGCAAATGCAGAATCAAACAAACAGGGGTTCAGTTGAACTGGCCCTGGGCACGTTTCCTGAAAGGCTATCAGGTAACACGCTTGTCTGTAGTATCTCTATGGATGAGCTACCTTTCACTGAAGTATCGCAAATCAATGCGGCTTCATTGGATCTTCACGATCCTCTAAAAGGTGTTCAAATCACAGAACAGACTGTGGTTAATGAAGATGGATGTCAGGATGACATAGATAGTAAATCCTATCTAGAGTCATTCATGAAAGTAAATCTTATTGACAGGACAAGTGTCCTGGGTGATGAGGTGACCAGGGTTAGGTCACGATATCCATGTAAAGGTAGTGCTGCGGTCACTGATATTGGGGAAAATCCACCCAATGTTGGTGAGGTCAGATATCTAATGAAAGAAAGGTCGGTCAACAGTGTTTGGACACGTAATACCTTCTTTACCAGAGATGGGTTTCTTCTTGAAGAATTTGAAGCTGTTTGGAAAGTTGTTGTAGATCTGTATCGAGTAAGTATACTCTACGGTTATAACATTCCAAAGAAGCAGATTCGTTCACAAATGGTGAGGACGTGGCTTAGTTATGCCTGTCAAACCGCCCAGTTGCCTTCAGAGAAGATTATTCAAAATAAGAAGTTTGTAGTCTCTCGTTGGATGAAAGTTGTCAAGTTCAAGTTGGCGGCTTTTGCAGCATGGGCCAAAGGTTCGACGGTTTTACCTAAGAATCCCTTATTGTTGCCGGACAACTATCGGGTCCTTCTGAACAAGGATCATACGGATTGGATCCATGGGTTGAAAGAGACTCAGATCAATCTCGATAGGAGGTTTTGGTACATGTCTTTTGTAGACAGTATCTGTCGTGGCGTAAAGAAAGGAGCTCCCAGAGTTTCTGATAATGATTGTATTGTCAATTGTTTAGAAACTTTCGAGCTTTTCACGACACCCAAAGCTAAGCCAGTTTATCTGGACCTAGATGTGGGAGGCATGGAGAGTGAAGTGGAGAAGGCGGTAGTGGAGATTTTGGGGAATGAAATATTTCTCCCAGAATTTAATCTATCACCTTCCCTCTCTTCCTGTACTGAGAATAATGTACATAACGGTGGTCATATGCCTATTGTGAAAGAGGTTGTACCAAGGTATCCTCGGGAACCTTCAGCCGAAGTAAAGTATGGAATGCTTTATGACCCAGTTCCTGAAGATCATTACAATCCTTATGAAGATCCAAATCCTCTTTGTTGTCAAGCAATTGATACCAAGGATGAGGGAGATCGAAGTATTAGGAGTAATGGTGAGATGAAGTCAGTGAAATATATCGTACAGGATATAAATCCCTTCAATCTCGGTACTGATTTGGACATCCCAGAATTATGCGAACGAGCATTAAGCGAACCCTCCATTATAAGACCGATTGGGCTGAAGGAGGCTCTCAAAGTGAGAGGTATCACTACACCTTGTGCGTTAGAAACGTGGTTACTCAAGCCACTTCAAAAGTTTCTAGCGAGGTGTTTACTTAAACACGCAGTATTCGCTGTAACAGGAACTCCCTTAACTAATAAACATCTTGAGTTAGTAATGAGGAGGTTATGGAAGGATG